TGCGAGGCGTAGCCGATTGCGGTGTTACTTGAGCCGGTGGTATGGGAGCGAAGTGCTGCTGCGCCAAAAGCGGTGTTCTGAGTACTGGTGGTGATTGAGTACCCAGCCTGATAACCAACAGCAGTGTTGTTAGAGGCGGTGGTGTTGGAGTTTAGTGCTTGGTCCCCAACTGCGGTATTGGCCCCTCCCGTGGTGTTAGCTTGTAATGCAACATAACCAACTGCCGTATTTGCATTTGCGGTCGTATTGTTAACAAGCGATTGATAGCCAATAGCTGTTATGCGACCAGTCGTATTGCCATATCCAGCTTGATACCCAACAGCAGTGTTGTTGTTGGCGGTGGTGTTAGACCTTAAAGCTTGGTAACCAACTGCAACATTAGAGCCGCCAGAAGTATTGGCTAAAAGCGTGTCAACGCCAAAGGCCGAATTAGATGTTCCCGTATTATTAGCGGGGGTTGAGCTGCCTTGAAATGCTTGGTATCCAAAAGCGGTATTAGTTGACGCTGCTTGTTGATAATAGCCAGCGGTAAATCCAAAAAAGCTGTTTTGCTGGCCGGTAGTATTATTAAAGCCTACGGAGTGCCCAAAAAACGCGTTACCCGTTCCTGTCGTGTTTAGAGCGCCAGCCTGATAACCAACAGCCACGTTGTTAGCGCCGGTAGTGGTAGCATTAAGAGCATACGACCCAACTGCGACGTTGTTAGCTGAAGTGGTGTTTGACGATAGGGCGTTTGCTCCGACAGCCGTATTGTCGTTTGCCGTAGTATTGGAATATAGCGCTGCATTTCCTAACGCCGTATTGCGGGTGCCGGTGGTGTTGGAGTACAGGGCTTGATAGCCCAGCACAGCGGCGTTCGTTCCAGAGGTATTAGCATACCCAGCCTGATAACCAACAGCCGTGTTGTTGCTGGCGGTGGTGTTGGAACGTAAAGCCTGCTTACCGACAGCAACGCTTGATCCGCCAGTAGTTACGTTTTCAAGCGATTCTGTACCAAGAGCCGTATTATCTGCCGCAGATGTAGCAAGTCGTAATACATTATAACCGACAGCGACATTGGCATAGCCTGATGTTAATTCAGTTAATGCGCCAGAGCCTAACGCAATATTGAAGCTACCTGTAAGACTTCCGCTATCCAGCGCCGCATTACCCAACGCCACATTGCTAGTGCCCGTAGGATAATTCCCATCCAGCTTGATCGTGCCGCCGTCGATGGAGACGTTGCCTGCTACGGTGAGGCCGTCAGTTACTGCGGTGCCGGTTACGTCGATGCCGGTGGCGGTGGTGGCTAGTTTGGCTGAAGCATCGTAAAACAATGAAACTGCACCATTAGCCGCAGTTGTAATCATGTTTTCGCCAGCATCTGACTGTAGTTGAACACCAGTATTACCGCTTAATAATAAATCCCCAGTCCCTAAATCCTTTATATAACTATTAGAGCCATCGTGATAAATTTGTAGGTCACCACTATCACCGAAGATGGCCTTGGAAGAATCAGCGAAGGTAACGTCATCGCCTGACGAGACCGAGATGTCTGTGCCGCCTGTAGTGTTGCCGTTAGCCAGAATCTCAGCGAGCGTATCTACCGTGCCAACTTGGCTATCGACGTAGGCCTTAATGGACTGCTGCGTAGCCAGCGCCGTAGCGCTGTCGGAGGCCATGTTGTCTTCGTCGAGGATGTTGGTGACCGTCGTTGCACCGGTGCCCTTCAGGTTATTGAAGGAAAGTTGGGTGACGTACAGGTCCGTATTTACGTCCGTAACGGTAGCCGAGGCGCCTGCGCCGTCGAACTTCAGGAGAACATCTTTGCCATTCGGGATTTCAAAGTCATTGCTAGCGTTGTAGGTGCCTTGGAAGACGATGACCGAGCGCCCGCCAGAGAGGCTGTTGCGCATGTGAACGATCTTTTCAGCGTCGTTGGGGGTGAGCTGGACGTAGGCCGTGGCACCGAGATCGCCGCCGTCGTTGAAGTCGATGAACTTGTTCCGGCCATCAGAGGTCGAACCGTCCGTGATGGCGAGGGTGTTAGGCGACCCAGAGGTTCCGGCGCTCGCAAGCGTAACCGCAACAGCCCCGTTAACCGCTTGGTCAATCAGGTCAAAGTTGGTGTTGGTCGTCGTACCCCAAGTACCGGACTGTTCACCAGTCGCGATCTTTTCAATGCCAAGGTTGACGGTATAAGTGCTAGCCATCGTTTAATCCTCTATGCCGCGATGTCAGTCCAATCGGGTGTAACACCCGGCGTTACATCATCCCAAGACCCGCTTGAAGGAGTTATGTTCGTCCAAGAACTCGCTACCGCAGGTGCCACTTCCGTCCAGACTCCACCAGAAGGAGTTATATCACTCCAGCTATTTCCGGGGGTAGGTACAATGTCACTCCAAATCCTAACAGAACCAACTTGCCCCGTCGCTGCTACACCTAATGGTAATACGTTAGCCTCAGCAACAACACTAACAGTACCTACAGAACCGGTGATTTCAAAGCCGGTAACATCAATAGTCTGGCCCAGTTTTACTGCTACCGTACCGACCGCGCCCGTACCCGCAACGCCAGTAACAGCAACAACCGCAGTGCCAGTAACACTTACGCTACCAACCGCCCCCGTGGCTTCAAGGCCTGCGGGCTGAACAACCGCCCCCGCATCAACAACGACCGTTCCAACCGCACCGGTAGCCTCAAGGCCCGTAGTCGGGACATTCGCGTCCCCAACAACATCTACCGAGCCAACCGCGCCCGTGGCCTCAAGGCCTGTCGGGAATACGTTAGCGCCAGCCGTTACGGTTACGGAGCCAACAGAAGTGGTAGCAGAAAGTCCCGTGGTCGGGACATTGGCGTCAGCAGAGACAGCGACAGAGCCCACAGCCCCAGTAGCTGCGACTCCGGTGGGGAATACGTTTGCCGTAGCAACGACCGCTACAGAGCCAACAGAGCCTGTTACAGAGAACCCGGTGACGGGTACATCCGCAGCGGCGGAAACAACAACGGTGCCAACCTGACCGGAACTGGAGACACCCGTAGGCGATACGACCGCTTCAGCAACGACCGTTACCGAACCTACAGCTCCAGTAGCCGAAAGACCTGAGACGACAACGGGGACGGCTTCGCCCCACGGACCATCACCCCAAGCCTGACGGCCCCAACCGGTGATTAACGCCATCTACATGCCTAGGCGATGCGGATAATAGCGTTAGATGCGTCAGCAGTCGGAAACTGGATAGTGAAGTCGCCAGCGGTGGACGTTTTATCCGCACCGAAGTCCAGCACCACCACAGCCTTGTCCGAATCCGTGCTGTTATAGATCAACGCGCCACGAGCCGTGATGCTCGCCGTAGACCACGTCGTATCAGCAAAGTCCGTGAAGGCGGTCGTGCCGGAAGTCGTCGGAGTGACGTTCGTCAGCGTATTCCCGCCAGCCGTGTACCCCGTCCCGCTCGTCTCGTTGGTGACGCTATAAGCGGTAGTAGAAGCACCCAGCGTGGCTGCGCTGGTGAACAGAGCGATCTTAAAGGTGTCGCCCGTGCCGTTGGTGAAGTTGTGCGTACCCGTCAGCAGCTCTTGCTTGAACGAAGTACACATCGCTTGCGTAATCGCCATGTCAAAGTCTCCTTATAGCACCCGCAAGGCTAGGGTGCCCTGCCTCAATTAAGGCATTGTAGATGGTGGTCCGATCACTTGCGATGGCTTCACGCATATAGTGCGCAACAACCATCTCCATGTCTTTCTTAAAGGCCCGAGCCTGATCTTTAATCAGGGGGTGGGCAGTATCGGACACACTCATTAACTTATCGACGCAACGCGCAGCAACTTCCTCTGGCGTGAAACCCCGGTTTTCTGTCGTGTGTACCGCGACAATCGGTTCCGGGGAAACCGAAACATCAACCTTAAACATTAGCTCACCGGCATCCTATATTGCCCAGAACGGTAAGTATCTTCTCGCAGCTTACCATCCCCAAGCATCTTCAGGAGACCAATGGCCTGAACATATAACTTTTCGTAGTTCTGAATAATATCCGGCTCAGCTTTCATAAACCGAGCGGCTTCCACCAGCGCGCCATTGAGCAACGCCGAGTCAAACTCATCACCCAGCCACGTCGTCCCGGCAGTCACAATGGACTCAGGGTAGTAGCCGTAGTGCAGCTCAACCGTATAGGTGCTGTCCGGGGTCGGGCCTACGATAAAGAAGTCGTCATCAAAGTTAGCGTAGTGCTTGGGCAGCCCCGTAGACGACGCGTTGGGGTAGGCCTCACGGATGAAGTTCACGTCCTTGTTGAGCAGGAAGTTGTAGTTCCCGCTGCCGTCTTCCACGGCCACGCTGTAAACGTAGAGAAAGTCCGAGGGCGTAGCGAGGTACTGATTACCCGACGTGAAGGAACTCGTGACATTACGCCGCAAGGCAGGAATCTGAACAGTGTTGTAAATCTTCTGCTCAGCCTGCTCCGTGAACATAGCGAGCTGCGCATCCGTGAAAGAAGTCTCACAGATGTCCTCAATGTTAGTTTTCAGCTCGGTATAGTTCATGACTTACGCCCTATGCCATGGGCCCACGGGCCATGAGACCCTTCGTAGCCGCACCGGTACCGCGAATCTTGATCCCAGACGTTTTCATATTGATCGGCTGGTTGATCTTCGGGCTCGGCACTTTCTTGATCTTGCCAGTGTCTTTGACTTTCATGACCTACTCCTAACTCGTTGTGACGGTCACTGTACCAACAAACCCAGCACAAGGCGTGGGCTGTAATGGGATGATGTTAGCACGGCTCTGAGCGTACTCAGGGCTGTCTGGGCGCGGGTTACGGATCGCCTGCGGGTCATCAACCGGGTACTCACCCAACTGCAACTGCGGCTGATCCGGGTCCCAGCACTCAGGACACGCCTTAATGTTCGTATCGCGGCGCTTGACGAAGACGTTCCGTAGTTCACGCAGCTTGTACTGGAACCCGCAGACATCGCAGATACCAAGGGCTCGCTGGCTAGAAGCGAACCGGTTACCCATCAGATACGTCCTATGCGCGGCACGCAGCGGGCGTTGGTCTTCACCCGGTCTTCGCTCGCTGCGCGATCAAACTCTTCCTCGTAGGCTGCCTTGAGCATTTGTACCCGCTGGGCTAGCTCCGGCACCTTCATAGCAATATGGTAGGCTAGTCCTGCCACCAAGCAGGGGAGAAAGCGGAAGGGCATATCTGCGGTCTGTACCCCTGCCCCAGCGTCCTCAATGCGCCGCATGCGCCAATACTTGAAGGTGTAGTCGTTGCTGTCCGGCACAGGCCAGACGTTGATTCTGGGGGCATCCACAAGCCGCTCAATCCAGAACTGAATAGGCCGTCCGGTCGTCGTCTTGTTCGGGATAGAGGCATAGGTGCTGACGCTGATCCGGTTGATGGTCAGGTCCTGCTGCGTCGAGCCCGAGCCCGTACGGATAACTTGTTCTAGCAGGTCAACGGTGTCGGCGGGGAGAGTGTACTGCGACGTGCCGCTGACCAAGGAAACGGTGCCCTCGTCGATGGTCCAGAGGTTGATCCCCCGGTTCTGCCATTCGATGGTCATGAGGTTCATGGAGCGGCGCGCAGTACGCAGGTCGTAACCAGAGCGCATTTCCCGTCCGGCACGCTCCCATGCTTCCTCGGCGATCTCCGTGAAGTCCATGTTGAACGCTGTTGTACCGGACGTAGCCATTTACTTCTTCCTCTTCAGAGGCTTCACACGGCGGGGTTTGCCTGCTGGCTGGCCGAGACTCTTCTTCTGCGATACCCTGCTCTTCTTCTCAGCAGCCGTCATCTCAGATGCCGTTTTGGGCGTCTTTGACGACACGCGTTTGGTCGGGCGGCAGTACGGAGTCCCGCGCTTCTCGCCCTTTTGGCGCCCGCACTCTTTACCGGTTCGGACATCCTTCCAGTCCTCTTTGAACCAGCGCTTGAGGGCGGCGCCCTTAGCTGTCTTACGAACCGCCACGAGCTTTCTTCTTCCGGCATTTGGCGATGGCGCCCGATGCGTAGGCGGACGGGAAGACCTTATACTGCCGCTTCACCTTGCGGTAGCAATCGTCCTTCACCGTTCCGCCTTTCTTGTAGTAGCAGCGCATTACGCACCTTTCATCTTAATCATACGGGCCTTACCGTGACCCCGTGCAGCACGCCCACAGCCACGGACGGTGCCACCTTTCTTCATGCCTTCGCCTTGCAGGCGGCGCATACGGTCACCGGACATAGCCTCACGGACTCCACGAGCTGCGGTATCCATATCGGTACTGGCGCGCTCGTTGT